CTTAAGAGGCTAATTATTAATATGCCTCCTCGTATGGGTAAGAGTCAGTTGACTTCTTGGTTGTTGCCAGCGTGGATCATGGGGAGATCTCCCGATAAGAAAATCATTATGGCATCCCACACCGCCGAGCTTGCTGTTAGGTTTGGTCGTATGGTTCGTAACCTGATTGGTAGTGAGGAGTACGAGAACGTATTCCCAGAGGTTTCACTCACCGCTGACTCTAAAGCGGCTGGTCGCTTTGATGTATCAGGGGGAGGAGAGTATTTCTCCGTGGGTGTAGGTGGCGCAGTCACAGGTCGTGGTGCGGATCTACTCGTCATTGACGATCCCCATTCTGAACAACAAGGTCAGCAAGCTGATCCTAAAGTCTTTGATAGTACCTATGAGTGGTTTAGTTCTGGCCCTCGCCAGCGTTTACAACCCGGAGGTGCAATCATAATTGTTATGACTCGTTGGAGTCAGAAAGATCTTTGCGGTCAGATACTGCGTGATTCTATCACAAGAGAAGGGATGGATGAATGGGAAGTTATCGAATTACCGGCAATACTTCCTTCAGGTAGATCGCTATGGCCTGACTACTGGCCTGTCGAAGAACTAGAAAAGCTTAAGGCTGAATTGCCTGTCGCTAAGTGGGAAGCTCAATACCAACAGAAACCTACCTCAGAAGAGTCGGCAATCATTAAAAGAGATTGGTGGCAGATGTGGGAGCAATCAGCTCCTCCCTATGTCCACTTTATTATTCAGTCGTGGGATACAGCGTTTATGAAACATGAACGAGCTGACTACTCAGCCTGTACCACATGGGGAGTCTTTTATGCCGATAACGATGATGGGCAATCTGCTCCCAACATTATCCTGCTTGATGCCCTGCAAGAACGATTAGAGTTTCCTGAGTTAAAGCAACGCGCCTTTGATATGTACAAGGAATGGCAACCCGATGCGTTTATCGTGGAAGCCAAGGCAGCAGGTGCGCCATTGATCTATGAGCTGCGCTCTATGGGCATACCTGTTACTGAGTACACCCCTTCTCGTGGCAATGATAAAATATCACGGGTTAATGCCATCGCAGACTTTTTTGCATCAGGTATTGTTTGGGCGCCAAAGAAACGCTGGGCAGAGGAAGTGGTCGAGCAGTTCGCTGCCTTTCCTGTGGGCGACCATGATGACTTGGTTGACTCATCGACACAGGCATTACTGCGATTTAGGCAGGGAGGATTCATTGCACTTGACCATGACGAGCAACAAATTGATGATGTCAAGAAGATTGCTAACTATTACTAAGGCGTTTAAACTCTGTAAAACACGAGGTTATTTATGGCCGTAGATAAACCGATTGATTCGTTACAGATCGCGGATATACAAAGTCGTTTAGCAGAAGCGCCCGATCTCGTTGTCGAAATAGAAAACCCCGATTCCGTTTCTATGGAAACTGAAGATGGCGGTGTCATCATTGATTTTGATCCTGATGCAGATGAGCTGCCTGTTGAGTTTGATTCCAACCTTTCCGAATACATTGATGAGGTGCAGCTTGATGCGATTGCTTCTGAGCTGATCTCTGCGTATGAAGATGACAAAGCCTCTCGAAGAGAATGGGAAGAAACCTATATGGAGGGCTTGGATCTTCTTGGGTTAAAGATTGAAGATCGTACAGAGCCGTGGCCCGGAGCTTGCGGCGTACATCACCCGCTATTAGCCGAATCAGTTATTCGTTTTCAATCAC